GGATGGAATTGTAGAAGTAATTAGTTCAACAACTTTTTGTATAACTAGTGGACTTAACTTTAATGCTTCGATTGCAGCAAATGAGTCTGCAGGAGAAACGTTTGTTGGTCAGATGGCAGTTGCGTCAGATGTTCGGTTGGCTGGAGAACAAAATAAATGGCTTTTTTTATCGGGACAATTTACTAGAGCAGTTTCAGGTGCAAAACTAAGATTAAAAATCTTTTATGACGGTGATTATGAAAAAACATTTTTAGTTAATGGAATAGATGTAGGAGAAAACTCATTAAAATTTGTTGGTAAATCTTCTGGACAAACCCCAGTAGAACTACCATCCGACATTGCAACAGATGAAACTTATGGAATTCCTGCAGAAAACTTTTTATCAAATTCCAACAAGGGTTATTATATTGTAAAAGACAACATACTTTGTACAGAAAATTCTTCAATTCCAATGGTTTATGGTTCTTCAAACACAACAGTCTTGTTCACAAACAACAATGCCCCATCATTAATTTTTCCTGGATTTGGATTTCTTAATGATTCTGGAATAAATAAAACATACAATTTTGAAACTTTTATTAGAATAAACGGAAATACAACAAGTCCAAAAAGAATTTTAGGACCTCTACAATCAGATGATGGGGTTTATGTGGATGGTTCTTTTATTGGTTTAAAAATAAATAATTTATATAAAACTGTTTATGTTGGAGAATGGTTTAAACCAATGCTATTAAATATTCAATACACAAAAAATAACATAGAACTTTTTATAAATGCAGAAAAACTTATAAACATAAATACTGCAAATGAAAGTATTTCTTTTCCAGAAAAAATTGCTACTACTGGGACATATATTGACAAAGACCAGGATTGGATTGGTTTTTATTATTATGATGAATTTAATTCAATAGAGGTTGATACAGTTGCAATATATTGCTATGTTGTAAATGAATCAATATTAAAACAAAGACTTTTATATGCACAAGCAGTAAAAACATCTATTTTAGAAAATCAGGCTATTCAGAATAATGGAGAATTTTTTCATTTTCAGTATCCGTCATCTAACTATAGCAAGAATTACAATTATCCAACCTTTTCTAAATGGGAAAATGCTAGAATATTAGAAAATATAACAATAAAAGATAATGCATTGTGTACTTTAGAATATGAATTGCCATCAATAAATTTAGGAACAAAAACACAAAATGAATGGCTGTCTGACCAGTATGAAATACAAAGTGAGGCAACAAATTTTATGAGTTTAAAACCAGATTCATCCTATGACGATATTTATGGATACATATATTTTGATAATACAAATATTTTATCAGAGCCTATTTCATCAATATATGCTGTTATAAAAAAACCAGCATCATCGGGCACCGAACAAAGACTTTTAACTATATACAATAATTATTCAAAAAATTATTTTAAAATTTGCTTAATTGGCTCAACTCTTTCATATGTTTTAAATTACAATGGAGTAGACACACAAATCTACTCAACGTCAAGTTCAATAATAAATAATAAAATTGCAATAGGAATTAATTTAGATATTATTAAAAATTCAACAAATTATGAATTATTATCATTTTTTAATGATAACAATTTGGTAATTTATGTTGGAGGAATGTTAGGAACAGAATATACCTTTGACGGAAAAATCTATAAATTTGGAATATGTAATTCTAGAAATTCTTCAAATATTATTGCAAATTTTAATGAAAATGGAATAATGATACCAGCATCATCCTTAGAAGATAATGTAGCAACATATACATTGTTTGTTGAAGAATTGTTTGATAATTTATTTTTAGATATTAAAACAAAATCATATTGGGAATCTTCAGTTTCTTTATTAAATTTATCTTATTTAAACTCGGATACACCAGATTTGAAATTTTTTCAACTAAACATAGATTATCCAGAAAATGTAAACATTGTTGATGGAGAATATGATACAACAAATGAATTAATTAAATCATATATAAGTTTTCAAGAAAACTCATCAGGTTTATCCGAATCAATTTTTTCTTCAACAGTACCACTTACAAAAAATAAAATAATTGATGCAAAATTAAATTGGGCAAATAAAAAATATGAATTTATTGACAATACATTAGTTTACTCAACATCAGACATAGATATAACTGATTACAGTGTTGTAATGCATTTAGAATTTGTTTCTAATGTTTATACAAAACCAATTAAATTAAAATATTTAGAGTTGGCATCAAAAACAACTGAAAGCAATAATGTTTCTACAATTACAACAACATCTGGAGCACCAGTTGAGCATTACTCTCTTGATGAAAATCAATTATTTGATTATCAAAATGATTCTGGTATTTTAATAACAAAAGAATCAACTTCATATTTAAATTTAAACAATAAAAGCGGCATTAGAATGGTTGGTTTAGAATAATGGCAACAGCAAAAGCAAAAATTTCAATGTCAAATGCACAAAGTGGGTATCCTATAAAATATATTATTTTCAGGTTTCAGTCATCAGCAATAACAAATGCTGAAAGTATTGAAATGGTTACAATGAGAATAAATTCTGATGATTATAGAATTATGATATTAAAAGGAACCAACACTGCAACAAATACAAACAATAATAAATTAAAGATTCAAAAAAAAGTTGATAATACTTACATAACGGTTACAGATGCTAGTGTTTATACTTTAAATTCGCAAACACCAACAGGCTTTTTTGAATATAAAGCAGGTGCTGGTCAATGGGCAACTGTAGGAATAAAATTTCCAGAAAAACCAGCCGCAGCGGATTCATATTTTCAAATTAATTCTAATCCAAACTGTAGTTTTACTTTGGCTGGATTTGCATACTACGCTTCTGAAAATAATGAACAAAAACAATATTACACATTCAATACTTGGGGTAATGTAGATGACTTGCAATGGTATGCATATAGCAACACATCTCCTAAAACTTGGCAAAATGTTCATTATTCAGTAATAGACAGCAGGGCAATTGATAGCATTCAAACTCTATTTAATACATTTACTGGAAATGATGCAATTAATCCAACACCCCCAAGTAATATTACAACTGATACAACTGATACAAATTTACTAAATCTTGCTATAAGTCCTGAATTTAAAATATATATAGATGTCAAAAAAACAATAATTACACAAACCCCTGTATAATATGGTATACTAGTGGTTATGGATATTGATACTACAAAAGATATTGGTCAAGTTATGCCCAATCAAATCGGAAAAACAAAGGTTTCTGTTGTAAAGGAACCATTCTCAGACTATGGAATATATGTTTGGCAACTTCGTTCTGGCAAAGTCTTTACAGACGGTGAAGGAAATGCCCTGTCTATTGACTCAATGAGAGGCGATGAATCAAGAATTGCTTTACTTCGTAACGAAGCATCATGGCTAGGTCAACCAGACGGTCAGGCTATATTTTTTGCCAATGTTCGCAAAGTATCTGATGAAGAGCATAGTGAACAAGTTGATAGAATGGCTCAAGGATACATTCCTTCGGAAACAGATTTGGGTGCTCTTGTAGATGCAAAGAAAACCTTTGAACTGTACGGAAGTGATGACTAATGAGTTATTATGAATATGCAAATACACCTGCTCGTCTAGATGAAGCACAAGTAATTAAGAATGAATTTGCTGACTATGACCCTTTTATCAAGTCATGGGATGATATAAAATCTTTCAACGGTATGCAAACCAATTTTAAACGTAGAAGTTCTAGAATGGCTAAGGCTCTAGGTGATGACGCATATCTTGAGTCTGCTGGTGCAATTCAGACTGGTATTAATGGAGCAAGTTCAAATGCTATTAATCCTGGTGTGGTATTTCGTAATGCATATGCATTGTTTGATGTCATTACTCCACCATACAATCTTTATGAACTAGCAAGTTATTACGACACTTCATTTGCAAACCATGCGGCTATTGATGCCAAAGTTGAGAATACTGTTGGTCTAGGGTTTGACTTTATAATTTCTGATAAAACTGGTCTTAAATTAGAGGCAGCAACAACAGACCAAATGGCTCGTGCTCGCAAACGTATCGAAAGACTTAAAGTACAACTTCGTGACTGGCTAGAAAGCATGAACCAAGATGAATCATTTTCATCTATTCTCGAAAAGGTATTTACAGATGTTCACACAATGGGTAACGGATACATCGAGGTTGGAAGAACAGTAACTGGAGAGATTGGATATATTGGACATATTCCAGCGGCTACCATGCGTGTTCGTAGACTTCGTGATGGTTATGTTCAAATTATCGCAAATAAAGTTGTTTATTTTCGTAACTTTGGTGCAAAAAACGTAAACTATATTACCGAAGACCAAAGACCAAATGAAATTATTCATATTAAAGAATACTCTCCACTAAATACTTTTTATGGTGTTCCAGACGTAATTGCTGCTATGCCAGCATTAATTGGAGACATGCTTGCTACACAATACAATATTGATTACTTTAATAACAAGGCTGTTCCTCGTTACATTGTAACACTAAAAGGTGCACAACTTACACAAGAAGCAGAAGACAAACTATTCCGTTTCTTGCAAACAGGTCTTAAAGGACAGTCTCATAGAACTCTTTATATTCCACTTCCAGGAGATTCAGAAACCAATAAGGTTGAGTTTAAAATGGAACCTATTGAGGCTGGAGTTCAAGAAGGTTCGTTTACTAAATATCGTGAACAGAACCGTGACGACATCCTAGTGGCTCACCAAGTACCATTGTCAAAATTGGGTGGTAGCAGTTCTTCAACAATTGCTGACTCATTAGCACAAGACCGCACATTTAAAGAACAGGTTGCTAGACCTGCACAACGCAATCTTGAAAAAATTCTCAATAAAATTATTCGTGAAAAGACAGATATTTTAGAATTTAAGTTTAACGAACTTACTCTTACAGATGAATTGGCTCAGTCACAGATTCTTACTAACTATGTTAAGAACCAAATTATGGTTCCTAACGAGGCTCGTGAACTTCTAAATTTGCCAGAACGTGGAGAAAGTGATTCAATGATTCAGCCAACTGCTAGACAAGCAGCAGATTCAAATGCCAACAATGCTCAAAATAGAACTCGTGATGGAGACCGTCAACAGGCTCAAGCAGATAATACTGCAACAACTGCTGGAAGAAATCCAAAGGGTGAAGGGAGACGCTCCTCTTAAAAAAGTGGTATAATAACATTTATATAACATTTTTATAAAAAGGGGCTATAATTAATACTATGAGTATTCAGAAGGCACATTTTGACATTGACGGAAATAATGTCCGTATTTCTATGCCTCTCACAAAAATAGATGCAGAACGCAGAATTGTATCTGGATTTGCTACGCTTGATAACATTGACAAGCAAAATGATATCGTTACCCCAGAAGCATCCGTATCAGCCTTTTCTAAATTCCGTGGCAACATCCGTGAAATGCATCAGCCAAAAGCGGTAGGAAAAATGGTGGCATTTAAGGAAGACAAATACTTTGACCCAGAAGAAAAGAAATTCTATCAGGGTGTATATGTATCTGCTTATGTTTCAAAAGGTGCACAAGATACTTGGGAAAAAGTCTTGGATGGCACACTTACTGGATTTTCTATTGGTGGTAAGATGAAAAAGTGGGATGATGGCTATGACGAAAAAAGCGATTCCGCTATTAGAATTATTAAAGACTATGACTTGGTTGAGTTATCCCTTGTTGATAGTCCAGCAAATCAGTTTGCAAATATCTTATCTGTTGAAAAAGTAGACGGTGTTGATACTATTACAGGCGAGGGTACCGATGCAGTTTTAGAAAATGTATTCTGGGACAAAGAATCAGGATTGGTAACAATCACAGAAGAAGAGTCTGCAGTAAGTCCAGTAACTGGAACACAAATGCAAAACATAGGTTTTGTCGAGAAATCAGACAATGATAAACTTGACATGGTAAAGTTCTTAGTGGATAGTGCTAAAGGCATTAATACTTCTAAGATTATTAAAAAG